GCAGCCATCTTTCAAACACATCTACAATATTATTTTCTATTTGTATTGTTAAGTCTTCGGTCATAGGTTCAAACAAAAGGTTTCTTAAATTCATTCCCAAGTTTGGTTGAAATAATCTTTCACCTTGATTAGTTTGTAGAAGAAGTTTAATATTGTTTTTAATTGAATCTATTGTTGTCTTTGTAGTTTTAAAATATCCATCGCCATTTGGAACTCTACCAAAAGGAAAGTCAATCCCCACAGACACTCTTGTATCTTGGTCTTCTACAAATCTATCTTTTCTTCTGTCGAGTATTGGCATTATACGTCCTCAGTACCAGTTGTATTTTGTCTTAATAATTGTACAGTAGATGTTTGTGATTCAGCAGCTGCTAGTGGGTTCGTTGCCGATACACCTTCGGTTGGAGCAACTGCTGATACAGTTGCAATTCCTGGTTTACCATCAGCATTAATAATTCCAGATGGTGCACCTAATACTGAAGGTGTAGTTGTCAAACCCACCACACTTGCTTTAAGATTAGTGACTGTAAATGGTTGCTCTACCACCCAATTAATTACAGCATCACCTAAAGCATTTGACAATTTTTTAATTTTATCTTCAGCATTAGAATCTGAATTTTCTTCTACATATTCTTTACCAATATTGTCTCTAAATGCTTCATAAAATTTTTGTTTAATATTATGCTTGGCCATTTTTAAACTTTGCCTTTTCTTCTACTTTTTTCATTACTTGTGAATAATCTTTGTTAAGAGCATTTGCCAGATGGTCAGGTAATCCTTGAGTATTTTCTGTTACAGATTGAACTTGTGGTTCTTCGGTTATTTTTTTCCAATCATCAT